TTTATTGATAATGGCCACATTTGCCACCCATGCGGCGCCCGGCGCATTCCTGAACCGGGGCGGGAGTGCGGCCTGGGTGGCGTAGATGTCGCCGAGCGCGATCACGGTGGTGGTCGCGGTGGTGACGACGGTGGTGGCGCCGACGACGACTCCGGGAGGGCCGGTAGTGGTGCCGTTACCGGTCGCGAACGCGGCTTCTTCCAGCCGGTCCTTCGCGTCTGCCAGGAGGCGGGGGAGCTGCTGACCGAAATCTGTATCTTCCAACAGCTCGTACGAACCGTAGACCCAGGCAGCGGCCTTGAGGGGCGTCACGGTGATGGCGGCGACGGTCGGGGTGGAGTCCACGACGATCGAGCCTTCAGTGAGCCACTGCGCGTTGACCCCGGCCGAGGAGACGCCGTTCCACGTGTTCGACGTCGTGGTCTTCACGTTGGAGATGCGGCGCCAGGGGTTGGCCGACGCCGAGTTCGTCAGGATGATGGTTGGCGATCTGTTACCTGCCGCCCTTACGAGCGGCCGGGCTGGTCATTTCTGCCAGCCTCTGCATGTCTCCATGCAGACCGGACTATATCTTCACCTCGGTGAGGTGCCACGTACATAGTCTCTGAACCTTCCCGTCGGGCGGACCCAGGCGGGCTCGGCTGCTGATTGCCCCTCTGCTGCTTGCTTTTTGAACCGTCGCGCTCGCCTTTTCAGGCCACGCTGTGGTGCAGGCATGTGACTCGGGTTTCCCAGCAATTCTCGCGGTTTTCACTGACAGATCGCTCTGTCAGGCGACCAGTTGATCGAGGACGAACGGCAGCATGACCGACCCGGAGGAGAGGGTCAGCGCGGCACGGTGAACCTCAGGGAGATGCTCCGGGTCCTCGCAGTACGCGCGGAACGCCTCCTGGTACTCCTGGCTCCCGTACAGCAGCATGTGCCGGGCGATGCCCGCGTTGGACTGCGCCTTGAGGGTGGCTTCCTCAGCGAAGTCGTGGGCCAGGTTCCCCCGCTTCACCTCGCTCTCCACGGCGTCCAGCGCGCGGGACTTGAGCTCGGTGCGGGTCATCAGGACCTGCCGCTCGTTGCGGATCGCGTCCTGGCAGTCATACGGGTCCCGGTTGCCGGAGATGACCAGCTCCGGGGACCCGAACCGGGATGCGGACGTGCCGTCCGAACCGCCGGGCCGCTCGAGGTTCGCCTCGTCCTGCGCGGTGCGGGTGATGGCCTTGATCTGCTCCATCCGCGAGATGACGGGCTTGGCCTGCTCGTCGAGTTCCTTCCACCGCTCGATGAGGGTGTCGCGGATGTTGCCGTCCTGGTCCTCGTAGGTGTCGTCGTCGGTTTCCATCCGCTTGAGCTCGTCCTTGATGCGGGACTGCTCGGCGAGGATGTCTTTCAGCGCGGCCATTCCGCGCTCCTTTCGGGCCGTTACCAGACCAGCCCGGCTGCTTTCCGCTTCTCCTCGGAGGTCATGCGGTACAGCTGGTGCTGGTGATACCGGGCCGAGTGCTCATCCCCGTCGCCGTCGGCGCGGGTGAGCGGCTCACCGGCTGCGGCTTCCGCATCCGGCGGAAGTGCCTCATCGAACTCGTCCGGCTCCCACGTGCCGGGAGTGGACATGCGGACACCGAGGATCTCGGCGCCCGAATAGGCGGGCCACAGGACCGGGCCGTACTCACGCAGGCCCAGCTCGGTGCGGCGGACAGTGCGGAGGTTCCCCGCGCTGTCGGGCCGGTGCCGGTCACCGCGGCGCAGCAGCGGGTCCGAGCGGACGATCCGGCCGGTGAAGCTCTGGCTGGTGATGGACCCGGCGCGGATGTTCTCCAGGATCTCCTCCGCCAGCGGCGTGTCGCTGTAGCGGGTGCGGGTCAGCAGCCCGCGCTGCTCAGCGCGGATATCCACCGGGACGCCGATCGGCATGGAGAACCGCTCGGACGGGGTGCCCTGGATCGTCATGCCGTGGTTGTAGAGGACCTTCACCGAGCCGGGGAACCCGCCGCGGGCGCGGGACGCGTCGGCGATGACCTTGTTGAACGCCGCCCTGTCGATAGTCTCCACGTAATGGCCCTCGTGGTCCTGGATCTCCGCGGGGTCATCAAAGACCGCGGCGAACGCCTCGACGGTGCGGCCGTCGCCGCCGTCGGCGGAGCGGAGGATGTGGATGTCCTCGAGGGGGTACAGCCGCATGTACTCGGCGCGGGACGATGACCCGTTGCTGCTGTCGCTGCTCACATCGGCTCCGTACTTCTTCAGGGCCGCCTTGATGCGGTCTTTGACTTCGCTGAGCGTCACGCCGTTCAGCGGGTACATCGCGGCGTTCTTCGGCATATTGATGTAGGACCAGGCGGCGCGGCAGTGAGCCTCGGTGTCGAGCGGGTACTTGCCGTTCTTCGGGTCGGCGTAGGAAACGTCGCCGTAGGGCTTCGCCTTGGTGTCGGTGGCCATGGCCGCCCTTCCCGCGTGTTCCATTGCCGCGTGGGTCGCCGGGTAGTACCCGAGCGCCGCGTGGTGCGCAAGATTGCAGTAACCCTGCGGGTCCTTGATGTACTTGCCGAGCTCGGCGACGCACCGGCCGAAGTCCCCGGGCGTCCCCCACGCCACCTTGGCCGCCCCGGGACCGTGCACCCAGTACTCGTGAAGCCGTTCGGTGTCGCCGGGGTTGGTGACCTGCCCGGCAGCGCGGTGCACCTTGCTCACCGGCGCCGCGGGGGTGTGCTGCGCGGGATGCTTGCCGCGGAGCGCCGCCGTTGTCAGCGGCCCGACGAGGCCGTCGACCTTCAGGCCGTGCGCCTTCTGGAACGACCGCACCGCCGCGAGGGTCTTCGGGCCGAACTGGCCGTCAACCTTCAACGGCGGCTTGAAACCCATCTCGTTGAGCCGGGCCTGCAGGTCCGAGACCCGCTTGCCGGTCTCGCCTGTCCCCACCGGGCGCGCGTTGGTGGGCGCCGCGCTGCTGCTGCCCGCGGAGAACTGGCCGCCCGTGGCGCTGCCGGCGGGGGCACGGGGGTGCGCCGCGGAGTTCCAGCTGACCCGGACCGCGCCGTACTCATCCACGGCCGTTCGCCTCCTCAAGTGCCCGCCGCGCGCTGGCTGGCCGCGGTGTCGGCCGGGATCCGTCCCCGCCGTCACCCACCGACGCCGGACCAGTCGGCAGCCTGCCAAGGGTCGGCGGCAGCGGCGACGCGACCACGCCCGGCGGGGTCTGCGGCAGCATGTGCTGCACCGCCGCACCCGGCGGCGGCGGCGGAACCGCGGCCTCCTTCAACTGGCTGAGGTCCATCGCGTCCACCGCGGCGACCGCGGACATCCGGTCGTACCCGGCCTGCTGCAGCGCCAGCAGGGCTTGTGCCTTGACCAGCGCCGCCTGGCCCTTCTCCAGCTCGCCGTCCTGCAAAGCCGCGATATCGCTGACGTCGAACCACAGCCTGTTGCCGTTAGGCACGTCCACGATCTGGCCGAGCGCCCCGCACACCGACCGCCACGCAGGACGCGCCCAGATATTCGCGAACTTCTGCATCGACTCCTGATAGCCCCGCCCAGCCCCGCGCAAAGGCTCGAGGCCGACCAGGACACCGGGGACCTCGCACGCCGCCAAAATTCTCTCCGTGCCCACCGCGGACACCCCGGAGAAATCCATCTGCGACAGGGAGTTCCCGACGAGGGTGATGTCGGCGCCCTGGTCGAGGATGATGCCTTTGCCCGCGTTGTCCGGGCCGCCGTACCGGGCGTTCATCCGCTCCCGGATCTTGTCGATGGACCCTTCCTGCAGCCGCTGCGCGTACTTGACGTACACGTTCGGCGTCGCGTTGTTCTGCAGGTATTTCACCTTGTACGTGGTCAGCCCGTCGTCGCCCTGCACGTCCCGCATCACCGGGGTCAAAGGCGACATGCCCCGGAAGTCGGCCTGCGGGTCTTTGACGGGCGCCCAGTGGACGCACTCCTCCGCGGGGGCCATGAACCCGGTGCTCTTGTCCAGGACGCCCTTCGGCGGCTCCCACCAGTACCCCATCGGCTGCCGGTACCAGCCGCCGCCCTCAACCCGGACGACCTCGGAGACAATCGTCACCCAGTCCGGGCGCAGCCGGATCAGCCGGTCCTCGCCCGGCGGATCCCAGATGTACGCGTTCCCGGCCATGAACCGGTCCTGCTCCATCCGGGCCAGCAGGTCACCCGTCGTGCTGCCAGGGCCGAACGGCTCCTCCAGCTTCGCCAGCGACGTGTTCCCGAACAGGTGCTTGTCGTCTTTCGCCTGGTACTGGAACGTCGCCTCGCTGAACAGGGCCATGCGGACCAGGCTCGCGGCGAAGATGATCGCGTTGGAGGAGTTGGCCTGCTGCGCGAACGCGGCGAGCTGCGGCAGGACCGGTTCCCGGTCCGGGCTGCCGAAGGAGGTCGTCAGGACCGCCGCGCCGGACGCCTGGCCTTCCCAGTAGCCAGCGCGCCTGATGAGACGGTCGATCAGCCGTGTCACCCGGCTCGCCGTGCCTTCTCCAGGATCCCGGCCAGCGTCGACGGCTGCACCTGCGGCTGCGGCTCGTCCTGGCCGTCATCGCGGCACAGCGCCCACACGCCCACCGCGACCGAATCCGCGACGATGGCCACGCCGAGCGCCCACCGGCCGATCAGCCAGCCGCCGGCCAGCACCCCGAGCAGGGACGCGACCAGGAGGACGGCGGACAGGCGCATTGTCAGTCCCCTCACGTAGACTCGGATACGAGCGCCAAGGCCAATGCCCCGATCCCTCGAATGGCGGCAGGCGCAGGGAGCATCTCGCGACCGGATCGGCGCGGGGTGTTTCGCCGTCTACACCTGCCAGACGCCGGGCGTGGCCAGCTCCTCCCACCGCGCGAACGCCCAGCACGCCAGCGTCGCCGCCACCAGCGGCCCCTGATCAACAGCCACCTTCGGGTCCCAGGCTTGAGCCCCCGCCAGCGGCCTTTGCTGCGCCGCCCGGACAGCCGCGGTCAGCGCGTCCTGATCCAGGTGCTCCAGGCCACCGTCGTCAACAAGGTCGAGGAACTCCCCGTGCGCCACGGCCACGTCCTGCGCGGTCACCTCGCGCACCAGGATCCCCGCCTCGCCCAGGGGCTTCACCAGCGTCCCTGAATGCGACTTCGGGTTGATGACCACGGCCACCGGGTCGTGCTTGGCCCACAGCACGCCCATCCGGGCCACCAGCAGCCCCGGCGGCCCGTAGAACGGGGACAGGTCCACCAGGATCTTCCCGGAACTGCTGCGTCCAGCTGCGACGATGGAGCCGTGCTGGCGAGCCTTCCGGTGGCAGGTGCAACCGTCGCTGATCGCGCACCCGAACGCGACCTCGCCGCTCACAACGCCGCCTGCCGCACGGTCGCCGCACCCCACGTGTCCTCGGCGATGACCTCCCACGCGCCGTCCGGGTCATCCCACACGCCCAGCGCCTCGCGCATGAAATCCTCCGGGCTAAGCAGCTTGCGCATCCGCAGGATCGCCTTCGCCGGGGTCCGGCGGGGATAGGACGGGTTTGCCTTCCGCCACGCCGCCCGGTCATCCGCCCGGCAACCCGGCGGCGCCGACAGCTCCACGTACAGGACGCCAGTGCTCTCCCCGGCCAGCGCATCAGCCCGCAGCCGGGTCACGACCTCGGACGGGTCCGACGGCTTCGGCGGCGTGCACATCAGGATGATCTGCGGGTTAACCGCCTGGTTCATCGTCGGGACCAGGTCCGACAGCGCTATCTCCGTCAGGATCTGACCCTCGTCGAGCACCAGCCGCCGAACCTTCGTGAACCCGCGGACCGAGCCCCGCTCCCGGGCCGCGAACACGATCCGCGAGCCGTTGCGGAACGGGATGCACTCATTGCCCGCGCCCGTGGTGATGTCGTCATAGTCGATATGCGGGACCAGCAGCGGCGACTTCGCCCACGCCCGCATCTCATTGAACGACTCCCGGGCCACCTTGAACCGGTGCGCCGTCCACACCGTCACCGTGCCCGGGTTGATGATCGAGTCGGCGAACACCACGCCGCCGACGTCGAACGTCTTGCCCACCTGCCGCGGGATCGACAGCAGCGCCGTGTCCGCCGCGTACAGGCCATCGCGCGACTTCGACAGCAGGCACCGGTTCAGGTCACGCTGCCATGGGTCGAAGATGATCCCGATCCGCTCGCACACCCGCCGCGTGCTCGGGAAGCTGTCGCTGGCTATGCCCCTGGGCAGGACGAGATGCGCAGCCTCAGGGAGCAGTCCAGCGCTGGTCCGGGGTTGCTGCCGCCTCGCCAATGCCGTCCGCCTTCTCCGCCGCGTCCAGCAGCTCCAGCTCCCGGGCGATGTCCAGCAGCCGCAGCGACAGGGCCGCCAGATCCCGCGCGGGTGTATCCGGGTTGTCTATGCCCGTCGCGATCCGGGACCGCAGGGCGGTCAGCAGTTCGCGGCGGCTGCCGCCCTCCGCCGCGGACTGCACCGTCACCGGTTTGCGGCGCCGCGCCGGCGGACCGTCCTTCACTACTGTCAGTGACGACACCGGGCACCTCGGGATGTTGGGGGGAACGTTGTGTGTAGAAACCACGGCTGCGGCAGTCGCCACGGTGTTCGAAGTTCGAACGGCGATTCGATTCGTGGTCTTTGCCTGGCAGTTCGAGTTACCACCCTGGGGTGGTAGCTGATGACCGGTCGATGGTCCCGGGTGACCGGGCGGGTGGTCAGGAGGTGGTCGTGGTCACGGTAGGTGATGGGTAGCAGGGAGGTGGTCAGGCAGGGAGGTGGTCAGGTGACCGCCTGCCTGTGCATGCCCATCCTTCGCCTGCCATCTGTACGCCATGCCCATCCTCCGCCATCACCACTGCCGCGCCTGCCGCCACGCCCGCACTCGGCCACGCTGCCTGTTGCCGCGTACCGCGCCGTCCCGCCTGTTGCAGTAGCGGTGTGCTAGGCCGGGCAGGTAACCGCTGCGGTCCGCCGTGTGGGGCAGGTCGAGGTATCGCCGTGCCACGGAGACTGGCCACCAGGTGATGGGCTGGCCGCAGTGGGCGCACCTGTCGCCTGGCTTGTATTCGCGGAGGCGGCGTTCGCGTTCGGTGCGGTGGACGTGGCCGTAGCCGCGCTGGGTGGTGGTGCCTGTCCACCGCACGCGTGCGGCCATTGGGTCAGGCGGCGGGTGGTGCTGCGAGCGCACCCAGGTCAGCGACGGCCTTGTCCAGGCCGGTCAGGTCCAGCGCAGGATTGGCGGTCTTGAGCGCGGCGATCTCCGCGGCGAGCGCGGCGATGGCCGTCTCGATGGCCGCGGCGTCGGCGGTGATGTCGTCCTGCTGTGACATGATCACGTCCAGTTTCTTGTTGATGGTTTGGAGCTGGTTGAGGATCTGGTCGAGGTTCGCGGGCATCTTGAGCAGGTCCCAGAGGGTCACGGTCAGCGGGTAATGGTGCGGCCGGGGTGGGCTGTCGCTTCGGTCATGGCGTCGCGGATCCGGTCCTCAACCATGGGGTCCCGGTAAGGATCAGGCGGGTCGTCGTCTGCCAGCTCATAGGTGGCCCAGAACACGTCGGGCTTGCACGGGTAGAACTCGCCCTGGACGCCCTTGATGACCCAGTCGCCCGGCCTTGCGGTCATGGTGCCTTCGAGCGTGTCGATCTCGATGACGGGGATCATGCGACCGAGAGGCTCGCGACCGTAGAAGCGGCCACCGCACCAGGCAGCGAGATCCTTACCGGCGGCGTGCGCATCGTGGATGTCAAGGAAGACGGGGAACTGCCGCGCCTCGATGACGACGGGCTTCTTGCGGTACATCGCCATGGTTATGCGGCGCGGCCGCGGAACAGGGTGACGAGGTAGGCGAGCGCGATGATGCCGACTTCGACGATGAGGATCCACGTCTGGAGTTTCGTCATGGCCTGCCTCCTACATGCGCTGGGGCTGTGGTGCGGGGATGCGGATCTCGGCGGTGACCAGGCGCCGGTCGACGCTGGCGAGCTCGACGACGGCACCGTCAACCATGGTGCCAGCGGGGATGCGCAGCAGATAGGAGTCCATGGCGCCGGGTGGCCGGTCGAGGTCGAGGTCTTCGCCGTACACGGGCATCTCCTCCTGTTGCATGCGTCAGGCCCGCCACGGGGGGGTGGTGACGGGCCTGAGGCTCCAATGGGGGGGCTGACCGGCATGCCAGAGGATGCGCCTTAGGCATACGGGTCCTACTTGCAGGTTAGAGACATCGAACTGAAAGTCAAGAGCCGACGGCAGGTGTCTCCCGTTTTCCCCGGGCAGCAGGAAGCCCCGGCCGGCGCATCTCCACGCGTCTCGGCCAGGGCTTCCGCTCTCACCAGCCGGTGCTAGCTGGTCGAGCCGTTGAACATGGTGAAGCTGCCGCCGGTCAGCGAGTTGTCCGGCCCCAGCACCACCTGGCCGGACGTGTTGACGTTGACGACTTCCTCGAGGCCGCGGGTGCCGGTGCCGTT